GAGATGCGCTGCTCAAGCTGCGACTTTTCGAGCGCTGCAAACTTGGCGTCGATATTCGCGCCCAGGTTACAGATCTGGCGCTCAATAGAGTTGCCGGTCTGCGTGATGGTCGCGTTCGTGCCGTTCTGCGCAAGGGCCATCTCCTTGCCGAGCTGGCTGATGTTCCCCTGCATCTCGTAGCCGAGATTGCAGATGCCGTTACCCAGATTCGCGAGGCGCTGGTTGAGCGCTTCAAACTGCTGGTTGAACAGTATCTGCTGCTGCGAGGCCGCGGTCGCGTACTGGCCGAAGTCGCTCTGTCCGCCGAATCCATTACGGCCGAAACCGATCATGAACAGGAACAGCACGACGATCAGGAACCAGCCGCCGCCGAAACCGTCGCCGTCGCCGAGAACGCTCTTGATGTCCGAAAGAGAAAAGTTCTCCATGGGGATCCTCCTTTCTTCAGAGTTATATAAACCGTGTCGACCCGGCTTATTTCAGGAAAGTTATAAACTGCTTGGCCGCACTCTTGAGATACTCAAACTCCTGCTGGCTCATCTGCCCACTGGAGAGGAGCCGGTTGATCTCCGCCTCGGCCTGCTGCGGGGTCACGTTCTTCGCGAAACGCTTGAACTCTGCGATCAGCGCAAGCGGCGAGGAGGACGGCGCGGAAGTGGGGCTTTTCGAAGCTTTGAAAAAGGGATTACTCACTTTTCTTGCCTCCCTTCGCCGGGGCCTGACCTGCTGACTGCTGCGTAAGGAGGCGCGACAGAATGTCCTCAAGATCGGCCTTGGTTATATAATCCTCCGGCTTCGGAGCCGGTGCGGGGACGAACTCCTCCATCTTGCAGAAGGTTGTTTCAGTACCCATATTCCCGCCGGTGCGGCAGGCGATAACGGCGTCGTTCATGGCCATCACATAGACTTTTTCGCCAGACATGACCGGGACGCGCTCTATATCCTCCACGGCCGGGACAAACACTATCACGCCGCTGTCAAAACCGCCCCGTGTCATGGGCTGCGGCTGCGGTCTCCCCATCATGGGGTTGCTATAATCGTACACACAGACACCTCCTGTCTGCTTATATTCTAATGCACGAAAGCCGCCCAAACGTGTACGTTTGAGCGTCTCTTGGTGTACAGTTCGTGCGAAAGTTTTTTTGAAAAACTTCAAAAAAATACTTGACTTCTTTTACTTGGGGTGGTATACTTAAACCATCCCAAGTAAAAGAAAAGGAGAAAAGGAGAAAAGGAGAAAAGGAGAAAAGGAGAAAAGGAGAAAAGGAGAAAAGGAGAAAAGGAGAAAAGGAGAAAAGGAGAAAAGGAAAAAAGGAGAAAAGGAAATGAAAGAGTTTAAAGAGAATGTAGTTAACAAAATGATCGAGAAGTCGCAGGATATGCGCATCGTCTCTCTGAGAGAGACCGCCGCAGAGCTGGGCATCAAACACATCAGCGCGCAGGACACGCGAGACATCGCGCAGCGGCTCCGGAAGGTCGAGGGGTACCACCTCGTGCAGATGATGAACACGCCTAACGACAGCCTGTTCTGCTCGCTCTGTCTCGTTGAAAACGGCGTCGAGTTCGACGACGGAAAGGACTTTGAAAGCGATGTCGACTAAATCAACCTGGGAAGAGACCGAGGGCACCGAGTACCGCCGGAACCATAAGCGCGAGACCTACGACGCCGTTACTATTCAGTTTCGGAAGGACGGCCGCGACGGGCTCACGCGAGACGTTGTTAAGGGCGCTGCTGAAGCACAGGGGCTGCCCGTGGGAGAGTACATTAAGACGCTCATTAAAAGGGATATTGAAGCGCACAGAACGCAGCAGGCTTGAACCTGCTGCGTTCTGTGCTATAAGTTCGCTATCTTATTCTTAATCGACCGCACCCGCCGTTTGATGACCTCGACGCTGCAATGCTGCTCGTCGGCAATCCTTGCATAGCACCATCCGCGCCCGCAGAGACGCAGGACGGTGATTTCATCATCGGTGAAGCCGCAGTCGCGTTCCAGCTGCTCTCTGAGCTCTCGCGGAAACGACAGACTGGGCTTGCTATGCGGCCTTAAAAGCTGCTCGCGCAGCTCTGCCGATATCGTCATATCATACCGGTCGGCAAGCCCGGAGCGCGGCAACGCTCCTCCTGTGCGGTCTGACGCGGCTTGCGTCAGGCCCTGTTAATAGTTATTCGGACTTGCCCAGCTGCTTAACAATCTGATTAGCGCCGGTAGCTGCGAGGCCGGACACGATGCCGACGGCGACGGCGGTTATGTAGTCCGTCGCCGGGAACTCCGGCATGATCATCATGCCCACGACTCCCAGCGCGCCGCCGCAGACCCCGCAGATGACGGGAATCCACTTGTTATCAAGGCCGGTTGCCTTGACTACCTCGCCGATAAGATATGCGATGACGGTGATCGCCGCCACGCTCGCTATGCCTACTATTTCCATGTTTTGACTCCTTTCGATTTGTGCCCGATTCGGGCACATTTACGGTTTGTGAAAAGCCTCCAGGTCGGCTATGCGGTGGTTGGCGACTCTGATCTGCTCGTCCATGAGGGCAGCCTGAGTCTCCAACGCATAGGTTCTGTCGATGACCTGATTATGCTTCTCGACATGCTTGCTGAGTTCCTCGAATTTTGTTTCAATGACCGCCTGAAAGACGGCCTGACTCCTGCGATTCGCGAGCCAGGTGCCGAGGACTGAAACGATCCCGGCGATGATGGCGCAGACTATTGCTTCTGACATTTTTAATGTCCTCCGTATTATGTTTGGCTTCGGGCGGTTCTATCTCATGCCGCATCACCTCCCGGAAGTGCCAGCAGCTCCGCCCATGTTCTGGGGCCGCACTCGCTGTCCGTGTCAAGCCCGGAGACCGTCTGGAAGCGCCCAACCGCCGCGGCAGTCGCGGGGCCGTACTCGCCGTCGACATCCAGGTTATAACCGCGGCAGAGGAGCAGCGCCTGCACCGCGCGCACGTCCGGGCCGACCATGAGCCGGAGCCCCGGCGTGTACTGGAGCAGCCGGGGCGGCCAGTACGCGGCGGCCGGCGTGCTCTCCGGATCGTCCGCGCTGTCTCCCCCTGAGTATCTGAGCACGCAGTCCCACGGATAGTTATAGTACCCGCGCGTGTATATCTCGCGCCCGGTCTGGTCTCCGGTCTGACCGCCGGTCACAGTGCCGTATTCGTTAATGCTTGCCTGCACGAGCTGCCCTCCGCCTATATACAGGGCGGTGTGATGGACGTGGTTCAGGAGCACGTCGCCGCGCTCAAGCCCTGCACCGGTGCTGAGGTCAACGCTGCTTGTCACGTCCTCGAAGCCGCAGCGCAGCATGTCCCCGCGCATGTTGCCCGTGTAGGTGCAGCTGAGGGGAAGCCCGGCGTGCTTAAAGCTGTCTATCACAAGGCTGCTGCAATCGTAGTCAGGCCCCCAGCGGTTTGTCTGGTCGTAGCCGTGGCTGTCGTCCGCCGCTATCTCCAGCGCGCGGGTCACGGCATTGTCAATAATTCCCATGGTGCCCTCCTCATGTCACTGTCGTAAATCTTGAGAGCAGCCACCCTGTCGGGTCTACGCTCTCGCGTGCGTCTTCCGTCAGCAAGCCGCTGTCGGTCTTATCGTCGTCAGGCATCACTCGTTACCTCCGTTACATAGAGTCCTACCAGTTCAGCGAGGTCGAACGCGAGCGGCTTACCGCTGTCGCGTGTGCAGAGATAGACCTTGCCGTTCTGACTGTAATACTTGCCGTTGAAAATTTCCATCGGCTGAGTGAACGGGATAGGATCGTCAATCGTGCCGCTGTGCTCTTCGTCTATAACTTCGTACAGTGCAGCGGTCGGCACGCCCGGCACCCACTCGGCGCTGAAGGTGTGCTCCGATGCATCTGGGCGAACTCTGTATAGCGCATCGCCGTACAGGAAGCGCTGTCCCGGCGTTGCGGTCGTGCCTATGAGATTAGACCACTGCTGATAGATAAGCTTGCAGGCGCGCGCCTGCGCGTCCGAGAGGGCATCCCCCGCGGTGTCCATCGCCGCGCGGAGCTTTTTAGCTCCATTAAGATAACTCATGTTGCTTCCTCCTCATTGACTACACCAAGTAAATCCAATGCGGCTTTCATGTCCTGCTTTTCCTCATCAGTTCCACCCTGCTTTATCTCCGCGATTTTGGCAAGAATAGCATTCTTCCGTTCTTCGATGGTCATGATGTTACCCCCAGTGCATTTTCAATGGCGGTAAGCGCCGCTTCATACTGTGCGTTCTGCGCCGCCACGTACGCCGTCTGCGCCACGTATGCTTCGCCCAGATCTTTCCACGGTGCTGCCATGTTCGTGAACACCTCTCCGTCCTCGCGCGTCCATGTCTCGCCCTCGGGGACGAAACGGTAACTTTCTATCCATTCCGGGCATTTGCCGTCGAAATAGTCTGTCTCTATCGCTCTGCGCCCGTCAGCCTTGGAGACATAGCATCTGTAATCGTTGTCTATGTAAATTGTCATGTCACGCCTCACTATTCAAGCCACCAATTATAGACACGATATGCAACAGCATATCCTTTAATCTTCAAAAACACCTCGCCGCTAACATTGCTTATATCGACGGCATGAGTTTGTCGGTTACTGCTATAGATATTTGCTGCAGATGCTATAAAAGTTCCGACATTTTGCTGCGAGGTTGGAATATCAAGTCCAACGCCGAAGCTTACTGCATATAAAGAGTTGTAGCGTCCGGAACAATCAAGGTCTAATTTGAGCGCGCTGTAATTAGACACGTCTACTTTTTCCGAAATCCAATAGTTTTCTCCGATAGCTGTCACTTCTGCAAACATTCTTGCGGTTGTAATGGAAAACCCGGATGCTTCATAGGGCAAATCGGAATTGGTTATTGCCGAACTGATATAATTAATGCCGCGCAGAGATAGACCTGATCCAATGCCCTCGTTCTCTTTAAAGGCATAAAGCCTAAAGTTTATCTCCACCGTCTTGACCTGCCCCTCGGCGGTGATTGATACCGTTTTGCTCGTGCTCTTACTGCCCTTGACCGCCTTGACCGTCCATGTCCCGGCGGTGGGGATAACAAATAGTGCTTTACCGCTCGTGTCTTTTGCCGTCAGCGTCAGTGTGCCGTTCGTGCAGGTGCAGACGCTTCCTTCCGGATACGTCACGCCGATAATTGCGTAGGGGTCGGCCGCCTCAAACGTGCCGGTGATCTTCTCGCCCTTCTTGTCGTGCGCGGTAATGCCCTTGAGGAGCTTCGCGGCCTCGACGGTGTCGCCGGTGAGGTCGATCAGCGTCTCGCCATAGTAGACGATCTTACTATTGCCCATGCTCAGGCTCCGATCGTGACGGTCATACCTCCGGCAGCGTTCGCAGCGCTGGTGTACGGCACGGCGGCAATAACGACCTCAGAGAGGTAGTCGTAGCCCTCGTCGGGAAGGATCGTTTGTGCCGTCTTGGCCGGGGTCGCGTTCTTACTCTGCGCGTTGACGCTTTCGCCGCCATAGGTACCCTTGACGCCGAGGATCGTCACATCTTTTTTGATATTCCCGGCAATGAGCTTCTGCTTTTCCGCGGCGGCTATGCTGACCTTGCCGCTGCCGTCGTGGTAGCCGAGCTCAATGGTGTACTCGCCATCCTTAGTGGAGATAGACCCGGCCGCCGCGCCGCGGTTCGGCATGGTGCCGGTAAGCTTCGCGCCGCGCGCGTAAGCGGTCTCCCCGGCGAGGAGGTCGTCCACGTTCGCGGTGGCGTCGCTTGTGTCGCTGTCAAACTCACACGTGCCGATGACGGGGTCACCGGCCTTGTCGTGCGCGGTGATGCCCTTGAGCAGCTTCTCCTTGGTTACGGTGTCGCCGGTGAGATCCATCAGGGTCTCGCCGTAAAAAATGATTTTACTGTTTCCCATTAGTTGTCTGCACCTCCTATGTTGCAGGTCTTTCCTCCGGCGGCGTTGGTGGTTTGCTGAAAGGTGACGCCCCGGACGTTCACGTCCTTGCGCATGACG